AGGCTGAAGCTTAAAAAAAATTCCCCCAATGGATCTTGGTATCCATTGGGGCTAATTGCCTATTTTGAACATATACGTAATAAAAATTATTACGTAAAGGAGGATAAATAATGGCAGAATATAGTTCAGAATTGGATAAGATTACATATGCTGAATTAGCCTTATCTCTTCAGAATACAATTAAGAATAATCTTGCTCATACTAAAGATCAAGTTATTCATGTAACGCAAGAAGATAAAAATAAATGGAATCAGATTTCTGATATCCCAGAGGCAACAGAAACCAAAAAAGGTGCTTTAACGCCTCAAGAAAAAATTAAACTTAAAAATATTGAAGAGCGAGCAAATAACTATACTCATCCTACGAGTGGAGTTACTGCTGGTCAATATATCCAAGTAGAAGTTAATGCTGAAGGTCACGTAGTGGCTGGACATAACCCTACAAAAATTAATACTACATGTGAAAATGCCGATAGACTTGGCACTATCCCAGCAGATTCATATGCTAAAGTAAACTCTCCTTCTTTTTTAGGTATTCCTTTAACTACAACTCCTAAACCAGATGCTCCATCTACTCAGATAGTTAATATCGAATATCTAAATAGCCAATCAACTTATATTAGACAAAAGACTGCCCCAGAAAAAGCTCTTAGTGGTAAATTATGGATAGGTAATAATAACTGTCTTAATGCATATAATAATGATGGTTGGGAATCCGTATTCTCTGAAGTGGCATTATCTATTAATGCTTTAAATGCAGCAGTCGATCAACCAACTTCTCCTAATGATTATTCTGGTCAATTGAAGTTTACTGGTAAACGAAAAATTACTGCATTAAAATTAACTAATATAAAAGCAACCACGTCTGAATATGCTACAGTTATTGGTATGCGTGCCGATAATAAAGAATTAGCATATGAATTCATTTGTATTGATAATTATATTTACATGCGAACTGGTAAAGGTGATACATGGAATAATGCTATCTCCATTATCAAAGACTAAGAGAGGGTAATATAATGGCAAAGAATATGGCCCTATCTTTTAGGGAGCAAAATGGTAGTTTTGATAATCAATTGGACAAAATTACTACTAAAGAATTAAATACATTATTAAATGAAAAAATCAATAATGCATATGCTCATCAATTTGATGAAGTAAAACACGTTACTGCTGAAGAACGTACTAGATGGAATAATATCGTAAATACGTTCAATCCAGCAACACAATCTACAGATGGTTTATTTTCTGCTCAAGATAAAGTTAAACTTGACGGTATTGCTACTGGAGCAAATAAATATGTACATCCTCAAACTGGTGTCGTAACTGGTACATATACTCGTGTATCTGTTAATCCAGAAGGCCATGTAATTTATGCTGATAATCCAAATAGATTAGATATAACCGCGGCTAATGCAGAAAAACTTGGTGGAGCATTCCCAAGCGAATATGCTAGACTTGCAAGTCCTACATTTACAGGTGTAGTTAAGATGCCAGATGTTACTATGACGTCTAATGCTAGCTCTCCTGTAACTATTAAGTTACTTCAAAGCTACATAAGCGAACAACTTAATCGTAGCTGGCCTATCGGTAGTATCTTTATTACAGTTTCTAATATCAATCCAGCCAACTCTATTGGCGGTAAATGGAAACGTATAGCTGAAGGCCGTTGTTTAGTTGGTGTAGGTACATCTCAGAATGTGGATGTTACATTACGTCAAACTGGTGGTGCATGGAATACACAGCTTACGGAATCTCAATTACCATCTCACTCTCACCCATTCAATTATTCTGGAACAGTAGATAATGTATCATTAGTCGGCGGATTTGGATTTGATACATGGGCTAGAAATGCATGGGGTATAGTTCATAATGATGGCGGTGAAAAACGCCAAGGCACTAGTAATGATAATACGTCCACAGGTGGTAATAAGACAATAGACGCATCTCATAATCACACATTTAAGATCAATGGGCGCACAGAATATGTTGGTAGTGGTAATGCAGTAAATTTAGCACAACCATTCATTGGTGTATATATGTGGGAACGCATAGAATAGAAAGGTAGTTAATATGAATAAACAAGTTGAAGAAACAAAAAGTTATCTAAAAAACTATTTTTATAGTAATAAGAAGACTATTATCATTGCTCTTCTAGGAATTATCTTTTGTGTATCATTTGGTGGATTTATTACATATCAAATTATGCAACGCCAAATAGAGCAAGCAAACCAACGAATTGAAGATTTACGTGCTTCTCAAACTGATGAAGAAATGGCTCGTGAAATTCGTTTAGTTAAAAATGCAGTAGAAGATCTTAGAAAAAATAAACCTGTAATTGAAAAGATTGCTGGAACTAATACTACTGAAATTCGTTATATAGAAAAAGAAAAAGCTGATGATCCAGATGTTGATATTCAACATGCTAAACCATCTGCTAAAGTTCGTTATAACGATCAAACTTATGATATTCCAATGCAAACTAAAACAACAACTTCTAAGAATCCTGATGGTACTGTAAAAATCACCGAAGGTCAAGAATTGACTATTGATACAACTGCAATTGTTAATCGTCAAATTGCAGCATATCAATTGAATATGGAAGATAAACAACGTGAACTTGAAAAAGAATTAAAACACGTTAAGAAACAAAATAAAATCATTAAAGGTGTTGGCACCGTAGTTGGTGGGGCAGTAGCATATACTGCTATCAAAAACGCTCTAGATAAGCATTAAAAACATAATAATAGTTATCTAAGCGCAGCGAAAGAGGTGATCAACCCCATATGATTTCAGAGCTTAATGAACTTCTACATAACTTAGGAAGATTAATAAATGACTTTGGGCCATATGTATTTGGTTTGGTCGCATTATTAGTTATAGTAATCTTATTGTTTGTAGTTTTATTATATTTAGTAAAATATATAACCAAAGGCGGTAATACTAAAGAACTGACTGATCAGATAGCTTTATTACAATCACAATTAAACAATCTCCAAGGTAATAATCAAAATAGTATTAATCCTAATGCTATAAAGTTTACCCCTGAGAGACAAGAAAATTTAATGAATGTATTTCTACGGATTAATAATAGCCTTAAGCATACTTGTAGAGAGTTGCTTAATGAAATTGACTCTGATAGGGTAGCATTTTATTTATTTCACAACGGGACCCATTCTACTAGAGGGGTTCCGTTTTTAAAAACTTCTTGTATTTGTGAATTTAGTAGATCTGGATATAATGCATATCATCTTATCCAAGAGCATAAAGATTTGCCAATTTCATTTTTAGGAAGTCTTGTTTCTGACTTAGTTGAGAAACGAGAATTCGTAATATATAAGAATGATACTATAATGGATGCTTTTATTTCTAGAATCATTCTAAATGAAGAAGATAAAACTTGTTTATTCTGTGGTATATTCGATCCTGATAGCGGTGAGGTATTAGGATTCATAACTGCAGAGTTTACAAATGTAACAAAATTTGATCCTGACGATCTAAGAGAGAAACAGGAAGAATTGAGAGAGATTTCTAAGCGTACCATTTCGGCTATGCAAGTAATTTCTGCTTTAAAATAGAGGAGGATTAATAGTGGCTAAGCCAGATATATTAACACGCCTAAAAAATATCGACGGAACAGCCGGTGATGAAGAAATTGTAGTATTCTCCGGCTCCAGCGGATATAAAGTTAAATCTAGTGGACTTAGATTTGGCTCTGTTATGGAAATCGTTTCTAATAATAGAAACGTATTGTCTCATATCAATAATAACAAAATTCATGTAACTCAAGCTGAAAAAGAATCTATCACAGAAGCAGCTAATAAAGTTAATGATCATATTGCTGATACTACAATTCATATTTCTGCCGTAGATAGAGCTACATGGAATGCCAAAGAAACTGAAGAAGGGGCTCAACAAAAAGTAAATATTGCATTCTCAGTTGCTAATAAACATATCCAAGATAAATCTTTACACGTTGTTTCTTCTGACCGTTTAAATTGGAATAATAAATATACGAGAGAAGAAATTGATAATAAATTCTCTCAAATGCAATATGATAACGTATGGAAAGAATCTGTAGATGTATTTGAAGAGCTAGCATCTAAATATCCATCTCCTCAAAAGGGTTGGACAGTTACTTGTAACTCTGATAATATCACTTATCGTTATGATGGCACTAACTGGATTCCAATTTCTGCTAACTCTATCCCATTAGCTACAATTGCAGTTGATGGTAAGATGAGTAAAGAAGATAAAGCTAAATTGGAAACTGTTGAAATGAATGCTAACCATTACGTTCATCCAGACAATCCTAATGTAAGACACGTAACCGATGGTGATAAAGCTTATTGGTCTGCTAAAGCAGAAGACCGTGTTGCTTCTTATCAAGCAAATGGTTTGATGTCTAAAGAAGATAAATATAAATTGGATTCTATCGAAGAAGGTGCAACAAACTTTGTTATGCCATCTGAATTGGATCCACAAATTATCAAACAAGATGAAAATCATCGGTTTGTAACTGATAAAGAAAAAACTGATTTTGCTAATAAGGCAAATAAGAATCTAGCTACTGAACAGCTTGATGGCTTGATGAGCCGTTATGATAAAGTAAAAGTTAACAGTATTGAAACCAATGCAAACTATTACGTTCATCCAGAAACTCATGAAGCTACAATTATTAAACAAGACCCAACTCATAGATTTGTATCTGATGAACAAATCTTAGCTTGGACTAATAAAGCAGCAGCTCAATTAGCTGATGCTGAGCATAATGGTCTAATGCCTAAAGAAGATAAGGCTAAGCTGGATGGTATTGCAGCCGGTGCTAATAATTACCATTTACCAGAAACCTTACCTCCTACAATCATTAAACAAGATGCTAATAATCGCTTCTTTACAGATCAAGAACGTGAAAAACTTAGTTTGAAGAAAGATATGTCTGCATTTGTTGTAGGCAGCGGTGTATTTAATGGTACTGAAGGTACAATTATTAACCATAGCTTTGGTAATACATCTTTCTCTGTATCCATCACCCCAACAATTAATCCAAATGGCCAACTAGGTGAATATTGGGTTAAGAAAACTAATACATTAGTTGTAGTATACTGCTCTGGTGCGGGTAAGAATATCGAATTCGATTATTGCTTAACTTATTATAACTAAAAAATATCCCCATAGGAGTTTAACTCCTATGGGGTATTATTTTATTTGAATGGATCTATTCCTGCATTGTTATCTGTAACAGTTGTAGCTTGAATACGTTTCTTCTTAGCATTATCTAATGTAACTAATGCATCATTGAAGTATTCTTTATTCATATAAACAACAAAGTCTGATAATACATGCTCAACTGGAACTTTAGTGGTTAATTCCATCTTATCCCAGTCTAAATCATATTCATATTCTTCGTTGTTATTGAATACTTTAAAATCTAAGAATGCAGATGGAGAAATAAATGTTTTCTTACAAGCATTTATGATTCTAGTGATATTAATATCACCTTCAAAGATTTCACCAAACTTAATAGTTAACGGTTTAGATTTATCTTCCTCTTCATATGTAGTAGTGATAAATTGATCCCAACCTTTAGAGTTAGTATTAGGAATATTGGAGAAGTTAACTACATAAGTAGTTAATTGACCATTTTCATTAAATCTCATGAAGTTATTATGTTTCATGCTGAAGTAGCAGAATATTTTAGGAGCTGGGAACCGCATTTCTGCATTGAAGTCAATATAGTAGTTAGAAGTAACTTGGTTTTGACGTTCACCATCATCAATATTCATATCAGGTACTTTTAGATGTACGTACATATTTGATGCACGTAAGAAGAACTCATTTCTGCCATTAATAGTTCTTAATTTATATATAAATGGAACTTCAGAATGCTTATTCAGATAAGCTAGGAATTTAAATGGTTCTTTAATAACCTTATTAGTTATATCTACATCAAATCCAACTTCTTCAGCTAAAGTATATAGCATATCATAAGGTACATGAATATCCATATCAGTATAGTATCCACTTGTAGCACCAACTTTATATGCCATCTTCATATACCGCATCAAATCCAATTGTTTTGCTTTAGTATTTACTTTAACCTTTACGTTAAATTGGAATAGTAGTTGATCTAATGAAATACCAATATATAAATCTTTCTCTAAGTCTTTAAAGAAAGTATCACGATAATTAAAAGTTCTAGCATAGTAGTTTAGATCATATTGATTTACATCAATACCATCTCTATTGAAATCTATATCCAATGTAGGGATAATAGCAATAGCTGGCTTACCACGTTTGATTAATTCTCGTTCATTGATATTAGCAAACTCATCAAATAGATGACGTCCATCAATATATACAGTCTTAAAGTATCCTTTATCAAATTTACCAAGAATCCAATTCTTAAAGAATTCTACTGCTACAGAATATGCATGACTAGCACTAGGAACACATAGATTCTTTAATAGACTCTTATTCATCATTTGTCCAATAGTTACAGGGACAAGAGTTGTTGGATCAAATCTATATTTAGTATTATCTGACCATAATGTATTATTAGGGTCTTTCATCTTATCATTATTTGATATTTTCTTTTTAGGATCTAGGAATGTATGAACTCCTGGATCTGTGTCATCTATATTCTCTTGAATAAGAATAGGGACAGTGCCATCACTATCGGGACCTAATGGTTCAGGTATGTAAGTATCAGTTCTTAATGGCAATATATTCACCCCACTTTATCAAAATTTACAAAAAAAAATATTACCGTAATGTTGGGGAATGACTCTTATAGCCATTCCCCTAATTACAGCCTAATATAGTGGTATTCTATACTAGTATAGTGGAAGTGTCATTACCGCCCATTGACGTAATCACCACCTTCCGCTATGATGATGGCTATCATTTCACCATCATCATCTACTAGGAGCTGTCCTCCTAGTAGTTCAGGATCATCTTTAACGTCAGGCCTGAGCTTATAAAGCACCTGACGAAAATCCTGTAGGACTTCAATATCCTTTACCGTGAATGGTTTAATCACCCCAATCACGGTATTGATTAATGGGACCGCTCCCCCAATTTTCAAATCACCTGGAGCTTGCATAAAGTTCCAGCGTTGCATTACAATTGCCATAACAGATCCTCCTTCATGACTATAATATATAATCAGAAAAGGACGCTATTTCAACTTTTGTAACGCTTTAATATTATCAAGTTCTTTTTGAGTATAAGAGTCTCTACCAATATAAACCATACTATTAAGATTTACGTATGTATCTTTAAAGTGGTTTACTGCAGAGTTGAACTTACCATCATTACGTGAAATCATCATTGCATTTCTTGGATTAAGAACTCTGGTAGCTCTTTCTTCGAATTGCTTATTGATGATATACATAATATTCATGCAATCACCATCAAAATCAGCACCTAGTGATGCTAAGATTTGTAATGGTACGCTCATAGTGAAATCATCTTCGTTAATACCAACACAATACATTTGTAAAAGTGACCCATAACTAATAGATGGGTTACGATTAATAATGAATGCAATACCACGAGGACGAGATTTGATAATATTATAAATAATATTTAAGATGAATTGATCTTTAATAATTTGAGATCTAAACCATCTCTTATATGCATCAGTATAGCTCATATCTAGAGATTTAACCAAGAAGTTGATAATAGTTTGCTCTAATAGAACTACTAATGCGGCATATGGTAATTTGATTTCATCAATCTGTAAAGTAGCATCTGGAGTAATAACAGCACGAGCAGTGAAGTTATAACGACCAGCCATTACAGAACGGATTGCGCCTTTCTTACCACGCATATCGTTAAGAATGATTGTATAGATTTCTTGAAGACTCTTTTGAATATCAAATAATACATCATTCTTAGTTTTATTACGACGATAGATATCCATTGATTCATTATTTACGATAGATACATTTCGTGCAATATTATTATACCATTTATTATTCTTAGTAAACGTAAATTGCTCACCAATTACATTTACCATACGCAAGAATAATGTATATACTGGTATACTATGAGTTAAGATCTTCTCACGATTCTTCATGAGATGATTATATAATTCAATCTTTTTAGGATTGCTTTTATTTTTATTTCGATAGAATTCTAATACATCATCTAGACGTTTAGCAAAGTCAATCATACCAATTCCATCGAATGGAGAATCTGGATTGATTTCTCTTGCTTCGAAGAATCCATCTTCATTAGCTTCATTAGAATATTGAAGAATATTATTCAATTTCTTACTACCAATGAAACTCTTTAGAACTTCATATAAGTTAGGATGAATAACGTGGTATTTATCAGATAATACAATCCAACCAAAAATACCAAAGTCATCATCTACATATTTAACTTTATCATGGCAAATAGGGCATTCTTCACCATTGTATAATGCCCCACGTAAATGACCACATTTACATCTATATCTATCTTTAAATGCATTCTGATCTAATACTGATGCACCATATTTAGATGAGAAAATAGATGTATCAGATTTAACATCTTTCTTAGGATCTTGAGGATTCTTAATAAAGAAGTCCTTACCAAGAATAATACCTTTGTCTCTTTCCTTATCTAGATCAATTACTTCTAGTCTAGTTTGATACTCATATTCTTTGTTTACAGGTTGGGTAGTTCTAATGTTTAACTCCATTTTATATTATCTCCAAGCTTTTCTAATAATACTTCCAAATGTTTTCTTATAAGTTAAGCCAAGCAACTCAGTTGCTTCTTTTTCACTAATATTAAATTCTTTACCCAATTTATCAATTACGCCATTTTTGATATCGTTAGGCACAGTGTCCATCTTAACAATTTCTGACATACATTGAATAAAATCTTCTTTAGTAATACTACTAGAAAGAAGAATATTTTCAACTGTCATTCCTTCAAGATAGAATAAACCAAAGTATTTATACTTATTTAAATACTTAGAAGTCTTTTCTGTATTCTTAGCTTTGAATACAATATCAACAATTGCCTTTATTGGCAAGTTTAAAGTTTTATGAATGTCTTCAAGTAATACTCCTTCATTATAAAGGTTTAGCACTTGAGCTTCTGTGTTATTCAATAACATTTATTTTCCTCCCTTCTTATTACGCAATAATATAATATTTATTCAAGATAAATTTTATAGTATCTTCAGTAGTATTAAGTTCAGATGCAACTTTAGCTACATCATTATATTTAATAAATGCTCTGATAGCAACTAAATCTTGAGTAAAGTTTGGATCTTGTTTAGCTAAGCTTTTTACAATAGTCTTAGTATTGAATTTATCACCTTTAGCTCGTTTAATATAAGTGAAGTCTTTTACGAGCATAGGATAAATACATTTTCTAGTTTCTTCTAATCTGATAGTAGCCATATGTTTGCCTAAGGCAAGACTAGCACAGATATTTTCATTGAATATGCTGCAAATATCTTTTGTTAAATTAAATTTCTTAGAGATTTCTCTAAGAGTTAAACGGTCTTCATTAACAAGACGAATGATCTTTTCGTAAGGAGCTACTTTGTTAGCTCTGAAGATATCATAGTCGGATTTAAGACGCATTGCAAATCTTGGAGATACACGAGATAGCGCACTCACTTCTTTTAAAGTTTTACCTTCAAGAAGAAGATTGAATGCGTTAACTACGTTTACATAGATTTCTTTATCTGAATAGATTCTAGAAACTACATTGGAAACCTTGGCCCATTTAATACGGGACCCTGGTTTAATATTTCCATATACTTTTCTATGAATACCAAATTTATTACATGCAGAACGTAAAGCTTTAATAGAATATCCATATTCTTCAGATAATTTAGCAAGGGTAAGCTTTTTGTCTACATAATTTTCTTGTAACCATTCTTTGAATTGCTTATTAGAAGCATTCAAAGTTTTATTTAATTCTAATTGGATAAATGGATTAGAAATATATCGTTCAATAATAGTAATAGTTGCAATACCATATTTAGAAAGAATCTTAAATACATCTTCACCATTATTGAAATCCTTTATCCATTTAGGAGTTGTTGAAAATTTAGCTTCGATATTTTTAGCACGATTGTAATGAGCATACATATCATCATAAACATCATTCGTGATATCTAAATACACACAAGCTTTCTTTTTAGGAATATTACTTTCCCGTAATAGTTTGAAAGTCTTTAGCTGATTCGTTGAAAAGTTTAACATAACACGTTCTCCTTTAAAAACAAATATCGTTTCTAAATTTATAATATATAATTTATTATCAGAATAGAATAATGACCCATACCCTATGAAAGAGTATGGGTCATTATTTAAAGTAAAGGATCTAACTACACCAAAAGTTAGAAGCACATATATGTCTGCCCCATCTCAAAAGGGCCCGATGCGAGGTGCGCAATCTCTCACACCGTACTTATTTGTTGCTAGTGTAATTATTATTTAAACCCAAATGCTTTATCTGGATCCATCTTAGTCATAACAACTTGAGAGTCATGGAATGCCTTCATGGCAATTAATTTCAATTTAGATGCAACTTGAGGCATTGCTGCTCCGACATTAGTGATTCCTAATTTATAGAAAAGATTACCAGCACAATGATTACAGATTGTACCATCTTTAGCTTCACAAACAGAAGCGAATCGCATTTGTACATCTTTACCAATGTATTTATCTTTATTATCGGAATTAAGCTCTACTAGCTTATTTCCTTCTTTAATAAAGCAATACATATATTCCTTGATATTTTGATCTGTTAAATGAACTTTAACTGTACGTTTAGTTCCACAATCAGATCCTTTAGGACCAACTTTAACGTGTTGATATGCAGGAAGCATTAGCTTTTCCCAATAACCGCCAACTTCTGTTTTATTAGAACGAGAATAAGGACCTTCTGCTAGAGAGTTAGCAAAGTCAGCATATTCTTCTTTAGCAATACCTTCAATATAATTAGACATAATTATATTATAGCCTTTAGTTGGATCTGGATTCTTAGTGATACCTTTCATGATAAACATGTTTTTGAAGTCATTGTTGAAGCTACCACGAGCCCCAGAGTTATAAGTATCTAATGCAATATCATCTTTAAGAGTTTCCTTAGCAAGTTTAAGCAATTCATCTTGAATTTTTAAAACTACGTTTGGATCTTTTGCATCTAATTCTTTTCTATATTTCTTAACTAGATCTTTCTTAGCTTTACTAATCACTTGAGTGATAGTTAAGAGTTTCATAGAATATCCATTAGCCAACACTGATACATAAGGCATGAACTTTTGAGTTTTCATGATAAAGTCTTTCAATGTAGATAATGGTAATTTTTCTTCTAAAATAGCATATCCAATCTTTTCTGTGATTTTACCAACCATTTTCTTATCAATACTTTGATTGATATATCCATAAAGATCGAATAGTTCATTTTCAATAAATACTTTATTGAAAACCCAAATTCCGACTGTTGTTAGAAATGATTCTTTATTCTTTTTACCTTCAGGGCCATATGCTCCTTTTGGTACTGTAAAAGTATCATATGTATTAAATCTTACTTTACCATTGAAGTCACCAAAAGTTTCCATAATAAAAGATAATTTGGTTCCTTCTTCTTCAGTAATATTTAATAAGAATTCAATATCTTTTGGATTGGTGATAGTTTTAGCAATACGTTTTGCCATAGTATACCTCCTTATTATTACAATGTAGAACCTATATAAGCATATACCGGAAACATTAGATTAATATAAATTAACGCATATAAGGAGGCTCTTATGGCTACGTTTAATAAAGAGAATATGATCACTCTCAAAGAACTAGCTCCTAGTTTAGTAGAAATCATTACAAGTAAAGCAGCTCAAAAAGATTTGACTGCTCATATTAACAACCAAGATATGCATATCACTCCTAGTGAACGAACTAAATGGAATGCATCTCTTGACGATTCTAAATCTTATACTGATAGTAAGTTAGCCGATGTACTTGGTCCTATCAAAGACCAAATCGGCGGTGACTTAAACAACTTAACAACTTTGCTTGCTAAGAAATTAGACAAAACTACATTTGATTCTTTCCGTGGAACTCTTGCTCGTGTAGCAACTTCTGGTTCTTATAATGATTTGAAAGATCAACCATCTGGGTTGTCTTATTCTGATACAGCAAATAAAGCTCTTCGTGCTGACCGTGCAGGACATGCGGATGAAGCTGATCATGCAACCCGTGCAGATGAAGCAACACATGCTTTAACTGCAGATAATGCATTACGGGTAAATGGTATTCGTGTAACTATCGATGCATCTTATCCTTCCAATCCAGAAAATAATAAAGAATTATTCTTCCACACTGGCGAAAAAATGTGGTACTGCTATTGTAATAATGCTTGGCAAATGACAGGCTCTGCAATCAGATAGAAAAATATACAGGGCTCAATACATTTCAATATGTATTGAGCTCTTATTTTTTCTATATAGGAGATTTATTTTAATGAAAAATTTTGAAGAAATTTACAGTGAATTAAACTCTGTTACAATGATCATTACAAATCGTTGTAACTTAGCTTGTGATTACTGCTTTGAAAGATCAAAGGGTAATAAAGATATGACTGTCGAAACTGCAATTGAAATTGTAGATAAGACATACAACAAACTTCCAACTCCGAGTAGAAGATTTACATACAATTTATTTGGTGGCGAACCAATGGTAAACTGGCCTGTAGTTAAAGCAATTCTTGATCATATTGATGAAAAGAATTATAATGCTCAGGTTGGTATTACTACAAATATGACTCATCTTACTGATGAAATGCTTGATTATATTGATGATAACGATGTATTTATTCTAGCATCTATTGATGGTATTAAAGAAGTACATGATGCTCATCGTGTAGATCATGCCGGTAATGGGTCTTTTGATACTGCAATCGGAAATATCAAGAAAATGATTGACCGAGGACTAGCTCATTTAGTTGAAGCTAGAATGACTATAACTCCTGAAAGTGCAAAATATATGTATGATGGAGTTAAAATGCTTTTAGATCTAGGTGTAAATAATATTTGCCCTATTGCGGCATCTGACTTAGAGTGGGATGCTCAATCTTTAAAAGAATATGAAGAAAACTATGAAAAGGTTTTAAATCTTTATGTAGAAATTCTTAACGATAAAGACAATATTAGAAATATCAATATTAAACACGTTGATGATATCATTGGTACTGCATTAGAACCAGAGACAACTGATACAAAGATGTGTCATATTGGTAATAAATATTGGTTATGTGTAGACTGGGATATGAATATTTATCCTTGTCACAATTTCCCAACTACTGATCTAGATTTCTTAAAGGAAATGAAGATTGGTAATATTAGAACTGGAGTAGATGAAACCAAAGTTTCTGATAATGCACTCCAAGCTAAATTTGAATTAGATCGTTGTAATGGGTGTGAAGCTAAACTTATTTGTAAGTCTGGTTGTCCATTCCAAAATCTAACTGAAAATAAAGATTTCTATACTCCAACTATTGGATATTGTAATCTTCAAAAAGTTCTAATTAGAACTGCATTGAAATTTAGAGATAAGTTGTTGACTGCTGAGAATATTCGTTCTCGTAAGTTAAACGTACTTATTGAAAATTTAAAATTAAAGAAATATTTCGATACTGAAATTAAAGATGGTGAGGTTACAGACTTCTCCTTTAGATTAAAATTAGATAGATTCTTAGAATTATATAATAATTTGAATTTCAAAGGAAATGTAATCCCTAGCTTTAACCAATATTTTTCCTCTCAATTAGCTACATTGATGGCTATCTTAATGGCTATTAATGGTAAACGAATTCAAATTGAGGGAGATGAGGAGGAAGTAAATAATGGCTAGACGTGCTAAATGGGAATATGCTGATCCCCAATTAGACAACTATACTGATAAGAAAGTTAATAGAAACTTCTTTAATCAGATTGATTATATGATCGATGTAATCAAATATCAATGTGCTGAAATGGATGACATTCTCCACGTTGCATCCAATCCAGATGAGCATACCGATCGCTATTATCAAAAGAAGAATCCTCAAAATACCGCATTCTATGATAGTAGAAAAAGTACTTTTGATGAATTATCTCGAGATGGTGATAAGTTAAGTCTTAATGGATTTAATAAACTTATTGAAATTAACTGGGGTCTTCTTAATAACGTCCATAATATTATGGGCAATCCAGGTGCTGGATTAAAAGACTTGCCTAAGTTTAATGAAAATGAAAAATTAACCATGGAAAAATTCAATATTATTCTAGAGAATATTAGAAAGACCAATACTTATCTAAATAATAATTGGGGTAAATATTTCGATGGTTCTGGATATTGTGTAATGTCTTGCCAAGTTGCTTGTCAAGCAGCATGTCAATTGGCTTGTCAATCTTGTCAATATAATACATGCCATAATCAAAACTGTGGGGGATGGTCGTAAATGAAAATATATATCTTAGATGAAGTATTTGACTTTGCTAAGAAGATAGGTATCGTTACTAAGATAAATGATTTAGCTAAGAAAAAATACAATCCATCCACTATTCAATCAGATCTCCAATCTTATTATGATATCATGAATTCTAAAGAATATCTTGATCTCATGAGTGAATTGGAAACTAAGCTTAAAGCTGATGATATGTATTTATATAACTTATTCACCTATACTAAAATACAATCCTTTGATATCGTAGCAGAATTGTTAAATACTGTTAAGAATCTTCGTGATAGATTTGTATTATTAGAAAAGAATATTTCATATAAATTATCCAGTGCTTATGAATATGAAATCTTAATCTCTTTATTCTGTGCAATGTATGAAGAAGTTGCAGAAGATGTAAGAGCTGGACTTCCTAAATATATTCATCTAGCTTACTACAACTTTGTAAGCATTAAATTCTGCACAACTCAACTATCTACTGCAGGTAATTTAGATATGTTTGATGAATATGAAAAGTTCATGCAAACTAAATTCGATGCCATCAATAAATATATTAATGATAAAGATACATTGCGTAATTTACGATTAGAATTACGCTGTGCGGCTTTACAATATCTTATTCCTAGAATGGATAGAGATGTTAAATATAAAACTTTAGCAAAGATTGAAAAACTTATTGACCCAGCTACTTTAGATTTCGATAATAAAGAAAACTCTATTGGTGTAATTTGGACTATGGAACGTCTATATGAATTATACTTTGATCTTTCTGATTATAAGAACTTCTTTAAATGGGTCTATAAGCAATATCAATATATTGATAATGCATTATTTGATAAAGAAAAATTCTTTGATGGATTAAGATACTATAATAAGAATAATATCACTGGATTTATTATTTCAATGAGACGATTCTATTATATCCAAAATTTATATCCAATCTTCAATATGGAATTTAGAAATGTAATTCAATCTGATGAAGATTTTATTACTAATCCAAACTTAGAATACACTCTATATGATACTTATGCTAATAAGTTATTATTAGATAAATTTAAGAATTATGTAGATACTTGGTTTGCCAACTCTAAAGCTAAGCTAGATGATTTAGCTAAAAATGAATCTATGCTTAAGCGTTGTAAACGTATAATTGTAGATGGTGTAGATGAAGCAACTGCAATTAAGGAAACAGAAGATAAAAATAAAGCTAGTGCCACTGCAGATTATGATTCTACTGAACACCCAGAAAATACAAATACTGCAACCCCTGGTACATTTACAGAAGAAAATCATACATCCACTGGGGATACATCTGGAAGTCCAGTTGTACCTAAATTGCCAGATGGATTTAATTTAGATCATGGTGAATTGAATAAACTAGCTGGAGCTACAGAATCTGAAACTCCTGCTAATACAGAAGCTTCTCCAGATTTAAATCCAGTTCCTAAAGATCATCCAATCGCTACTGATGATTTAAGTGAAGACGAATTAGCCGCATTAAATAAAAGTGAAGACGAATAATGTATAAAGAAATTTATCTAATGCTAACCGAGGCATGTCCTAATCGGTGTGAATATTGTTATATCAAAGGCAGAGATAATCCTGCTACTATGACATTTGATCAGATAGATAAAATTATTCAAGAAGAAAAGCCATCAAGGATATTATTCTTTGGTGGCGAACCTCTTCTTTGTTTAGATCTAATTGAAAAGACTATGGAGAAATACTATGGTAAATTGAAATTCCAAATTGTAACTTCAACTGTAGTAAACTTTAAAGAATTTATTGATCTAAATGAAAAATATCCTATGAATGAAATCCAACTCTCTTGGGATGGATTTGCTGATAAGAATCGTGTTGATACCTGCGGTAAATCTATTGCATCTAATGTATATGAAAATATTTGGTATGCTATAGATAGAGGTTTGAAATTCGATATCAAATGTGTTATAGGAAATGAAAACGTCCATCTAATGGAAGAGATTCATAAACAGTTCTTAGAATTCCAAAAATATGGAGTTTCTGGAGAATTCGTTGTTGCTCATCGTTCATTATATACTGGTAATTTCCTAGAAACTTTTAGAGAGCAATATATTAAGACCTTTACATTGGATAAAATGTATATGGATCATCTTAATAGAATAATTGCTGTACTTCAAAATGATAATTACTTTGGTTCTTGTGATGCTGGCAAGTACAAGGTTATAACTCCAAGTGGATGGCAATCTTATTGTACTGCATTATCTCAAGAAGAAACAAAGTTTGGTGAAGAACTTCTACAAAAACCATGTAAGAATCCTAAATGTGATGCCTGTGAATATCGTTGCATGTGTGATGGTGGTTGTAGATATGAACGATTCTTAGAATTTGGTGAAGATTGGGAATCTAACTTCTTAGAATCTACATGTATCATGATGGAAGTATACTACAAGACCATTAAACAATGGCTATCTACTTTATCTAGATCTGATAAAGAAAGATTGTATGAAATAATTAAACGATATAAGGCTTACCAATCCGAATATCATAAGGAGATGGTTTACTGATGATTAACTACGTTCCTGAGCGTATTTACGCTAAAATAAAAGACGATCCAAGCTTTATTGAAATAGATAAGCTTGCTAAAGATAGATTTAGTAAATCTGGTACATTGCTTGATGTAGTCATGTTTGATAATAATATCAAAGAAGATGATTTCATCTATAAGCAATACAATGATACTTTATATGCGTTAGTTAAAAAGTATTGTCCAGAATATGAACTTCAAATGAAGATTACTCTTGATAATGATATGACAAAAAATGATCTTTTGTATTATTATGATCATAGATCTGAATATGATACAGAAACAGTTCTTTATATTTTATCTTATTTGATTAATACATCTTATCAGGATTATACATTCAATATTTATCAAAAACAATATCATGAATTATATGAAGCTCAAGATTTGAAGACTAAATATCAATTTTCTACATATATTCATTTGAAATACATCAATTCTAAAGTTGAAGATTACGCTATTAATGAAGCTCCTAAAGATGAAACTTACTTAACTAAAGTATTTGGTCTTTTGACTTCATTATATGACGAATATAAATTGATCATTAAAGATCAAGATTTGTTGAAATATGTATTCATTGAAATCTTTGACCATACTTTAACAAATGCATATAACTTCGTTGATAACGATAAGCTAATCTATAAACAACTTCCTAATATTAGCGTTCCTGAAGACATTTTAGATGGAGACTTTAAAGGAACCTCTATTAATGAGCTTGGTATTCTTGATAAGAAATTTGAATTAGCATTTGCTGTTCGTAATTGGGAAGAGACAACTAAATATTATTATGAAATTTTAGAATGGATTGATAATGCTCTTTCTGAACCACAAAAATTATTCAAGACTCTTGTAATTTATGATAAAGTTATGGCTCCGAACTTCTGTGGCATTTTACGTAGATATGTAAAATTAAGCACTCAAATCTTATGTAAGTCTGGTGATCCATATCTTAGAAATCTAAATCCTCAAGACCAAGAATTTATTCTAAGAAAATCTTATAGTGGTACTAAATTCTCCAATCAAGCAACTACAGATTCTTTCAATCGTTTGACTAATCATATTGATCAGTGGTTTGCAAATAATGAAGTTGCTTTGACTGTATATAAGAATTGGTACTACAATATTAGAGGAAAAGAAGATGTATTCTTGTCCTAGTTATGACATACAATCAGTAGATGACTTTAAGTTAAATACTATTGATTTACATATAAATCGTTTATGTAATATGGCATGTAAATATTGTTATCTTATTGGTGGCTTCAATACTAATAGTGATACATCTACATTTACTAGATGGAATGACTTAATTGAGATGCTCAAATATATAAATATAGATAATGATAAACTTACAATAAATTTTAGTACTGGCGAGTTATTTACCAGCACTAGAATGCCAACTTTATATAATGCTATCAAAAAGATAGATAAGATTAATAGATATAGGGCTATTGATGTTGAGTATAGATGCTTCTCTAATGGTACATCATATGAAAATATAAAAGATTTTATGAATAAGATGTTTGGTAGAAATATCACATTGAGTATTTCATATGATGGAGAGAATTCATCTAGACTATATAAAAATGATTCAGATTCTACTTTAGAAACGCTAAAATCTTTAGCTAGAATAAACTGTGCCGATGAAGTTATAGTCAGAAGTGCAGCTCATGAAAATATACGTGATCTATCAAATACAATTATCAATCTATATAATCTAGGATATAAAAACTTAGAATATTATTTGGTTGATGATTGGCAAGGATACAGAGATCCTGAATATATAAAACTCTTCAAAGAGGAAATATATAAACTATTGACTTTCTTTAAAGATAAAGGTGATTGTTTATATAATATTCATAAATATAAAACCAGAGTAGCTCCGACTACATCTTGTGTAGCTGGAAAAACTCTTTCTATAGATACAAATGGCAGAATATCAGTATGCTCTACTTCACTAAACCCTAAACTTGGATTAGAGGATATTTCTGTAGATATAACTGAATGGAGAAGAATTCCAGAAGTCTTTAGTAAGTTTAAAAATATTACATTGGATAGATCTAATTTAGACTGTGATACATGTAATAATATTCTTTGTGAAGACTGCTGTTCTCATAAAGCTATATCTAAAAATTACCAAGATAGACTATATCAGCAATGTAATATTAGACATGCTGAACTCGAAGTTTATAAATCAATATTTGGGTGATAACTTAATGGTAATACTCTTTATGAGTATTACCATTATATTTTCTATGGAGGTATCAAATGTTTGAACGATTTGATGCTATCGTATATAAAGTATCCGAGTATTGTAATTTAGATTGTGTTTATTGTTTCCAAAAGCATGATGTTAAAGAACGTACTAGAGGATTTACATATTTTAATGAATTAATAAAGTTACTTATAACTTTACCATTAGCTGATGATTTTGAAATCAAAGTTACTGGCGGTGAATCTAGTCTTCATTGTGATAAGATTAGACAAGACTATAAAAAATTTAAAAAGATTGAACGATATAAAGAAACTAATATCCAGATGACTACTATATCAAATGGATCTAATATAAATGGTTTAATAGATTTATGGAACGACGGAATATTAAATCCTTGGGGCTGTAAGATATCCTGGGATGGTATATATAGTGCATCTAAATCTCGTAAACCGAAGAATATTGACGTATTTAATGATGACTACTTCAATAAGACTATAACTACTTTAGGTAAATCTGACTATAACGATAAGGTGCTTGTTAGGACTGCATGCACACCTGACACGATAGATAATTTATATGATGCATATAAGTTTGCTTTAGATAATGGTTGTTATAAGTGGGAATATTATCCACTATCTGACTGTGATTATTATAAAGATCCAGACTTTCTTAAAAAATTTGAAGAGCAATTATATTATATCTTTGAAGAGAATGCTTTAGAAGAAAATAGAGATAAAATAGTTGCAAATGTAGACACAATGTTGTATACTAATAATATGACAGAAAAAGAAAGATTAAGATCTATCAGTTGTAGACATCTTGGTCATTTCTTACATGTCGGTATTGATGGTTCTCTTTATCCATGTGGATACTTTTCTGATGACGCATTCTATTCTAATCAGACTTTAAAAATAGGAGATGTATTTACCGGTTTATATCCTGAAGTGATAGATAAATTCACTAAAGAATATAATCAAACTCCAATGTGTAGTGTAGCTGAAGAAGATGGTTGTAAATGCTTCCATTGCTTCGAATGTCCAGCTGTAAGTAAATTCTATAAGAATAATTTACAGAATAAAATGAGACAGCAATGCGCAATGCGACACATAGAAAAGAAAGTCTTTGAAGATGTATATAAAAATTATGTCTTTGATGAAGATCAGATTAAACGGAATTTTACGTACGCAGAAAACTGGAACACATGATTGAGAGCCAAAGTGTATGAGAAGTTTTTATTTTTTATACAAAGGAGATCTCATAAGAATGAGTACGGAAACTATCGTCAAGAGACGACAGCTTAGGAAAAAATTTTTCCTTTTATTTCCTGCGGCAATTCCTGTTGTATACGTTTTAAAAGGAATTAATTTCATTCTTAAGTTAGTTTTGAAAAAGAAGTAAATTCTTAAAACTATGGTTATATTCCCAGTAGGTGTTAATCATCTACTGGGATATAAACATCTCGATAATGAGGTATTTATAATGAAATTTAAATATTTATATCCTGAATGCAATAATGCAATTCTAATTACAACTGATATGTGTAATTTATCTTGTAAATATTGCTTCGAGAGTAATAAATCTAATAATATAATGACTCCTGAAACAGCTTTAGGAATCATTAAGAAAATATATAGAGATACAGGCGATCCTGAATATCCATTTAAAGTATCCTTCTTTGGAGGAGAACCTTTAATTGGCTGGGAAGCCATGAAAACAATTTATGATTATTTAAATGAAAATAATCTACCGTATAAAACTGGAGCAACTAGTAATCTGACTTTATTGACCGATGAAATAGTTGATTATTGGAAAAATGCTGATACATTTATAACAGCATCAATAGATGGTAATAAGATTACTCATGATAGAAATCGTAGTAATTCATTTGATAAAGTTGCAGATGCATTAGATAAACTAAATGCTAATAATATTCCATTTGAAGCTAGAATGACTATATCATTCGATGATATGGGCAATCTATTCGAAAATGTAAAATTTATTCATCAGAGATTTAATGCTAAACGTATAATACCACAACTGGATACTAATATTTTACATATATTAAAATATCTTGATCTAGAAGCTCAGTGGTATAAGATAGCTGATTATTATTTAGAGAATATAAATACTGAAACTGAATTTAATTTTGGTGGTGTGTTAAGTAGATTCTTAGATTTAGATCTAACTAAACATGATGAATGTACGAAGTGTTGTTACTTTGGGTCTAATACATCTGTAGTAGTTAACTGGAATGGTGATGTCGTAGCATGTCCAGATTCATATTTCACTGAAACGGATTGGGATATGAACTATGGTAATATTTTAGAAGACAACCTAAATCCAGAACCAAAATATGATTGCATTAAATATCAATTAGAAGCTAAATATGCTAAGAAATGCGACTTCTGTCGTTGTAAAGGTAATATATGTAATGGCGAGTGCTATCTACATATGATATCAGATGAACGCAAAGAATTTGGTCAGAAAAATGCATTCTGCCAGATGAACGAAATATATTATGACGTAGTTAAATATATCCAGAATGCCCTTAAATAGTGTAATTAGCCCATAGGCAGTCATAGCCTATGGGCATAACATTTCAGTAATTAAATAGCGTGAAAGGAGTTAAATATGCCTGATCGTGGTAAATATAAATATAATGATCCTCCTTATGTAACTGAAGGAGTTAAGATCGGAGATGAATTTGCAACTCAAGCTAATAATCTCGTAGATGTAATATATAGATTAAAAAATGAACTTAATGATATCAATCATGTTTGGGAAAATCCCGATGAGCATTATGATAGATATTATCAAGAAAAACAAATAGATGGCGATAATAGAAATTGGCATAATGATACTAAAAATAGAACTGTAACTCCTTCTAAACGAGGTCAGAAGTTGACAGTTGATAATATTAATGTATTAGTATTATATGCTAATAAAATTAAGGAAAGTCTTGGACATCTTCCTGCTAACTTATATACAGATATTCCAGAATTAACTTACGGTAGCAAAGCTAGTATTGAAACTTTCAAATTAATTGAAAATAATATCAATACTATTAGTAAGCATCTTAATAAAATATGGAATCAATCTTTTGATACTAATGGCTATTGTATTAAACCATGTCAAGTTGGTTGTCAAATAGGTTGTGAAATTGCAGCTCAAGCACCTGATATGAATGGTGCTAATATTTATCCTCCTACTATAGGTATTGAAGGATTCTATTATGCATGGCCTGGTAGATATTATTCATCTAGACCAGATCCAGATCCTAAAGGATTTATGAAAATAGTACGTGTAAACTCACCTTTAGAACAAGAAAGTCTTTATCATAGTGGTAGAGTTTTTGATTCATATTCTGGGCTGCCATATACTCATATATTTGGTGTAGTTAGTGAAGAATTAGAACGGCGTATTAATAATTACAATTGGGAAAGATATCAATATAATCTTTCTCAAAAGAACTCTAATAAATGGCCTAAATATTATAAGCCATATTATTCATCTAGATGGTTAACGTACGTATTACCAGTAGACATCGATAATTGGTTAGATCCAAATAAAGTAATAGATCATCTAGAAGTTGATAGAAATGGTGCTCATAATTATTACAGAAATATGCCTAAGCATATTCAATCAGATAATAACTATGATAAATATGTATTTGTAGATTATGATACTGATTATCTTATTGATTCAGATGAACCAAGATATCAACGATATAAAAAGGATTATTATCTATACGTTAAATATCCTAAGAAAAATGGTACGTATAAATACCCAGTACGGAAAAGTTATGACGACTGTGGTGGGTGTGAAAATAAATAGAGGTTATATAAATGGCAAAATTAAGAGACACGAATGTCAGAGACCGCTTAGAGGTTATTGGTAATATAACCTCTGGGGGTAAAGAAGTTTCTAAAGCTGGTCACTCTCATAGTTTATCAGAATTATCTGGTATTAATGAAGCAGTAATCGAGCTAATGAAGAAAAATACTGCATACAACTCTGAAAGATTAAATGGATTAACCTCCGATGAATATCTAAAGAGTAAAGGATATCAAGAGCTTATTGTACTAGCTGATATGGAATATCCTAATATTAAAAATCTATCAATGGTTCTAAATAATAAGAATACATTTAGCATATCTGCTATTAAGTTAGAATTATTGATCAACTATTGTCCAGTAAATATGACACTATATCTAACTGCTGATCGTGGAGTTACATATGTAGATCAAGCTGATAGCTATGTATCTAGTAAACTAATTGGCTTTAGATTTAAAGTTCAAAATACTGGAGATAAATTTAGTCTTTCTATAAATAATATTGATGTATTTACTGCTAAGATTGTAAAATTCTCAGTAATCAATAAAACTTCTACAGGTATTAATATTCCTGATGTATCTCAATTAAAGACTAATTTAGTTGTATCTACTCCTGCAGGATTTAATGAATCCGAAGGAGAACTTATTAGAATTAGACCAATAATGAATTATAACTCTATTTCCATTAATGGGATGAGTAAATCCTTTATTGCTACTAATTTTAATATGAAACGATTCTATGGTAATTCTAATGCATCTACTTTTGCATACTATCCGGTATTGACTGACTGCATTTGTATTGGTGATAAAACTGGTAATGTAAAGGTATTTGATTTAAGAAATAAAACAGCAATCAAAGTATATGATCTAAGTAATGGGTCTATTAACTTTAGATTTACTGATGTAAATAGTAAAGATTTTGATTCTGCTACAAATTTATTGATCGATGCTGGTTCGGTATTTAATGGTCAATATAATATATTAGCATTAGGTAATACTGAAAATAATTTCTTCTATCCATATGGATGTATTGATCGTTTAGATGATGGGACTAGAAGTCTTACATTTAATAATGTAACTGATATTCCGGATTGGGTATATGCAATTAGAGATCATTATCGTTCTCTTCTTGGATTATCCCCATTAGTTAAATTAACTGGTAAAATTAATGGAGTTGCATACAATGGTACAACTGATATTGAAGTACCAGCAGCTAAGTTAAAAACTCCAGTAAATATTAATGGTGTTAAATTTGATGGTACTAGAGATATTACTATTACTGCGAGAGCAAATGGTGGTAATGCCGATTCTCTTGGTAATCTAAATGCAAGTCAATTTGTTAAACAAACTGATGTAGGTAATGCTGCTAATAAGATAGTAAAATATAATGATAAAGGTCAATTAGAATGGCCTAATGGGTATAAAGAATACTTTGAATAAAAATTAAAGATAGTACTATCTCGTATAGTACTATCTTTTTAATATTTTAATGGAGACTTAATATGGCAAAGCTTAATATAAAACGTGTTATAGAAAGTCCTGATGGAAATAAAGAATATCTGACTTTATATACTACTTTAGAAGAAGTAAATGGTGTCGGTAAAGCATTAGAAATACCTAATATTGGTAAAGCATATTATGGTATTGGTGAAGTAACTGATCCTCAAGCTTCTGCTAAGAAAAGATTTAATATTAATGGTACAGTTATGGCTGCACTCAAAGAAGTGACTACTAGATACTATAGTAAATACTTCTTATGTGATATTGGTGATAATGATATCGTATTACCTCCAGATGCTATCAGTGTAGAATATACATTGATTGGTGCTGGATCTGGTATGGCAATATTTAATAATCATATTTATTATAGTGAAAATGATGCTAAAATAAATGCCACTGATTATAATAAATTTGTAAAAGACATCAATAAGATTTATCCTAATGGTATTAATGGTGGATCTATTTTATCTGGATCTGCAACAAAATTATCATTAGTTAATGCAGATGACTCAGTGAACGAAGTCGCTACTGCTAAAGGCGGGATATTAGAAATATATTCTGCTAATCTTTCTACCCCAACATCTAAAACCACTAATAATTTATTATTCGATGCTAATAAGATAAATCTTGATAAAGAAGTTTTAGAGTTTAAAAATACTGCTAACTCTAAATATCAACCTGGTATTATTAATAAACTTATTGGTCGTAATGTAAATAGAAATAACTCTGTATCTGAAGATACTAGTAAAGAGCTTCCTATAAATATAGGTAATGAGTACGAATCTCTAATTAAAAACAAATTAGGAATTACTGATAAAGATATAAATTACTTTATACCTTTACGTACAAATAAAGGCTGTACTGTTTACAATAAAATGGGGCCATATATAAAAACTCTTTTAAGTTATAGTAAATCAGAAAATACTGATCAAAAATCTATTCTTTCCGCTATCGGCACAAACTCTGCAAACTATTTTAAAGGGTTAATAGATAATGAAACTATATTTCCAGGTAAGTTTTTATCTAAGCATCTAAATGGATTTAAATTAACTAATGATGATATTGGAGAAATTCCTCAATTACCAAAAATAATAAATCCAAATTATACTGAAAATTATACATTTAATGAATTTGGTTTAAATGCTGATAATGAATCAGAATTCTTCAATAAGTTATTTACAAATTCAGTAGATACTGGTTCTATAAATGGTAATGAAATATATTATTATAGTGATAACTCTGGAGTAGTATCTAAACTCAAAGCATTGGCTAAAACAAATATAAACTCTAATACAAGAACTGATGGATTCATTAATCAATTCTATAAAAATATATCTACTCGTGCTTTTAATACTGATGCCATCGGTGGGAAACGTATTAAATTTAATGGAGTTACCACTTCTTTCAATAATCTTAATAAATACTTTGATCAAGATACTTTAAATTGTGAATTCACTGTAGGCAGTAATCTTAAATTAGACTACTCATTCTACTTTGGTCAACTCCAAACTTTCTTTAATGAAACAAATGACAGATATGATTTTACAAATGATGACACCTTCTATAAATTTAATCCGTTTAGTGCTGGATGTATTACTGGCACTCAATCTGAAGTTGTAAAAGGTATAGTCAATGTAAAAGGTCACAAAGCTATACGTTTAAGTATTGGTGAGCATGGCAAAATTTATAATAATAAAATAGGACTAGATGCTAACGATTATTTCAAAGATATCGAAGCCAATGGGTTTGCTATTATTAAAATTAATTTTACTTCTAATGCTCTATATACTGCTAGTGATGAACAATACCTAAATAATCTTAAATATAGTTTGAATAACGAATATAATTCATATGCTGCTATATCTAAAGATAAATTACCTTTCTATGGTACAGTGAATGCATTAACTTGCCGTGAAACCATTTCTGGTAATAAATCTAAGATGTCCCCGAAATATACAACTGGCCAAATAATGAATAAGAGCAATGGGAGTAACACAAGGATAAATAGATTTAATCCTATAATTGCTGATACTTCAGAGGATGCAATATTCTCTAATTTCTATCCAAATGAAAGTGGTTTCTTATTGGACTTAAATAATGAAATTATTTATCCATCTGCT